AATCTTTGCTGCAATTATCTCGTTCTGGTTTGGTTCTCGTGCTATTGATAAGTCTCGTAGAAAATAAGCCTTGACTTTTTACCCTAACTAGGGTACAATACAAAAACTGAAAAACTCTGGCGTGATATATACTATTACGCCCTGAAAAACTATACTCTATGGAAAAGTAAATGCCCCTAAAAATTGATAAAAAGAAAGACAAACTGCTAGCAGAATACGCAGTTGGAATGTTAAAAGATTTCTACCTAAATGATTATGAAAAGAGTCCCCAAGAAGGATTCGCAAGGGCAGCTAAAGCATGGAGTAAGTATAGAGACGAGATGGACGAAGACCTCGCACAACGTCTATATGACTATGTGTCTAATAAGTGGTTTATGTTCGCATCTCCTGTATTATCCAATGCACCCAACGGTCACGACCAAAAGAACAAAGGGATGCCTATCTCTTGTTTTCTTACCTACGTACCCGACACACTTGAGGGACTGATTGGTCACTCTTCTGAATTACGTTGGTTATCCGTTTATGGTGGTGGTGTCGGTGGACACTGGTCAGACGTAAGAACTGTATCAGACATTGCGCCTGGCCCTATGCCGTTCCTACACACTGTTGATGCCGACATGATTGCATATAGACAGGGTAAGACTCGTAAGGGTTCATATGCAGCCTATATGGACGTACATCATCCTGATATTGTGGAATTCATGAATATGAGAATTCCTACAGGTGACGTTCAACGTAAGGCATTAAACTTACACAATGCAATTAATATTACCGATGAGTTCATGGAAGCTGTTCATGCAAATAAAGAGTTTGCATTGCGTGACCCCAAAGACGATTCTGTCAAAGAAACTATTAATGCTCGTAAATTATGGGAACGTATTATAGAGATTAGGTTCCGTACAGGCGAACCATATCTGAACTTTATTGATACCGCAAACGCATCACTACCAGAACCATTAAAAGAGAAAGGTCTAAAGATACACGGGTCAAACCTGTGTAATGAGATTCATCTTCCAACCAGTGCAGATAGAACTGCGGTGTGTTGTTTGTCGTCTCTCAACTTAGAATATTACGATGAATGGAAAGATACAACTATTGTCCGTGATATTGTGCGGATGCTTGACAATGTCTTGCAGTACTTTATTGAGAACGCACCAGACACAATCGCCCGTGCAAAGTACAGTGCAGAACGAGAAAGAAGTATCGGACTCGGAGCAATGGGATTCCACAGTCTCTTGCAAAAACATGGAGTCGCATGGGAAAGTGAAACGGCAAGAGAAATCAATCGAACCGTGTTCCAACACATTAACAAAGAAGCCCATAAAGAAACCGAACTCCTTGCAGAAGAAAGGGGTGAGTATCCTGATGGTATTGGGTCTGGTAAGAGAAACTCCCATCTTATTGCCATTGCCCCTAACGCATCCAGTGGAGTAATATTATCAACCAGTCCCTCTATAGAACCATTGAAAGCCAATGCGTACACTCATAGAACTCGTGCTGGTTCATTTCTTGTAAAGAATAAATACCTTACTCAATTACTTGATGAGAAGGGTCAGAACAATGAATCTAACTGGACTTCTATTATTACTAAGAAGGGTTCGGTACAACACCTACCATTCCTCACAGAAGGTGAGAAGGCAATCTTTAGAACTGCTGATGAGTTAGACCAAAATTGGGTAGTTCAACATGCAGCTGAACGTCAAGAGTTTATCTGTCAAGGACAGAGTGTTAATCTATTCTTCCCGTCTGGTTGTGAAAAGTCATATGTAAACAGGGTGCATCTGAAAGCATGGAAGGAAGGACTCAAGGGTCTCTACTACTTGCGTACAGAGGCAAAACAAAGAGCAGAGAACGTATCCGAGAAAGTAGAACGTGTTGCACTCCAAGGCGATACTCGTAGTATTGTCTATGGTAAGTCTGATTGCCCTTTCTGTTCCATGGCAAAGGAAGAACTCAAGTTGAGAGGCATTCCTTATGATTATATTGACCTACAAGAACTCGGAAAAACTACAAAAGAAGTAACAGGACGAGATGTTAAGACCGTTCCACAAATATATATCGAAGGTGAGTATGTAGGTGGGTATGATGACTTAATGGAATATTTTAACAAACCAATAATAACAGAAACAGACGCAGACGATGAATGTCGTGCGTGTGAGGGATAACCAATGGCACTATTAGATTTTAGCAAAACATACAAACCTTTCCTCTACCCTTGGGCGGTAGAACTAGTAAAGAAACACGAAGAGATTCACTGGATTGAAGACGAGGCGGAATTGTCCGAAGATATTCAAGACTGGAGAACTAAACTAAGCGAAAATGAAAAAGAATTCATCACTCAAGTATTGAGACTGTTTACTCAGTCGGACGTACAGGTGGGTGAGAACTATCACGAGCTGTTGATTCCTAAGTTTAAGAACAACGAGATTCGTAACATGTTGTCCTCATTTGCAAACCGTGAAGGTGTACACCAACGTGCATATGCATTGTTGAATGACACTCTGGGTTTACCCGATGAAGAACACTCTGCTTTTATGGAATACAAAGAGATGGCAGATAAGATTGACTTCATGAAAGAGGGTGATATCAACTCGCATACAGGTCTTGCACTCGTACTTGCACAATCTGTATTCAACGAAGGTATGTCATTGTTTGCGTCATTCGTGATGTTGTTGAACTTTCAACGTTTCGGTAAGATGAAAGGTATGGGTACGATTGTTGAGTGGTCTATCAGAGACGAGACTATTCATGTACAAGGCAACGCAAAACTGTTCCGTGAGTTTACTAACGAACACCCACGAATCGTTAATGACGAATTGAAATCTAAAATCTATCAGATGGCACGTAATGCTGTCAAACTAGAAGACCGATTCATTACACTTGCGTACCAGTCTGGTAATATTGAGGGTCTATCTGAAGAAGAGGTAAAACAATATATTCGTCACATTGCAGACCGTAGACTGTTACAACTTGGTATGAAACCAAAGTTTGGTGTCAAAGACAATCCACTACCGTGGTTGGACTGGGTACTGAATGGCGCATCACACGACAACTTCTTTGAGAAGAGAGTCGCCGAGTACTCCGTAAATGGTATGGAAGGTGACTGGGGTTGGGTTGATGAGGCTGATAAAGTAGTGGGTGTTGCCTAGTGGAAGAAGAGAACGAAACATATGTTTTGGAATGTTCTCTATGTGAAACCGAAACAGAGGTTCTTGTAAAAGACTGTGAAGAAGAACCCGAATATTGTCCCATGTGCGGAGTGACTATAAACTAATCATATATACCATTATGTGGATATATGAAGATAAAGAGTTTGAACCAGAAGACGAAGTCTTGGAGCAATACCAAGGCTTTGTCTACTGTTTGACAGAGTTAAGCACTGGTAAAAAGTATATTGGTAAGAAATTCTTCTGGAAACCCAAGATACTCCCTGTTACAAAAACAAGAAAAAGACGCAAAAGAACGAGAGTCCAATCGGACTGGCGGGACTACTATGGTTCGTCCGAGAAGGTAAAAACCCTCGTAGAAGGGGGGCAGGACTTCAGGAGAACCGTTCTCAGACTGTGCCGCACTAAAGGTGAGTGTTCGTACTACGAAGCGAAACTACAATTCGAATATGATGTTTTGTTGAGTGATGAATACTATAATGAATTCATTGGTTGTAAGATACATGCAAAACATATTAAATCGTAACATAATCGGCGGCCCTCTAGGAATTATCTACAATGATATGTCTAGATTCGATATTGATATTGCAATCAATCGAATGAAGTGGAGACTCTTTGATGCGGGTGCAAAGAAGGGTGACCTAGTAACCATCTCAATCATGGAAGTGAGTCTTGACCATGTTGCGTCTATATTTGCGTGTGCAGAGATGGGATTGCGAATCTTTATTCTAGACAGTCCCGCAACCAAAGAATCTCTACCATTTACCAAACTCGCATTACACGGCCCATCCGACTACTACATCTATAGTTCTAACGAAGACACCACCAAAATCTATAACGGTCTGCACGATGAGATGATGAAACGATATGGTGGAGTCGGTATTGATAGTGAAGAACCGACCAAAGAAGTCTGGTTCCAAGGAGCGGAGGTATACCCAACTGACCCATTCCTAGTAAGTTCCACATCTGGCACAACTGGCCCATCTAAAGCAATCACGTTTTCACACCAAGAGGTGATAGGAATATCTCACCGTAATATTGATATCTTTTGGTTTGGTGAAGATGCGAAGGTAATTCATTCCAGAAACTTGCACCACGCATCTGCAATGTTGACCCACCTATTACCCGCACTCATGAACGCATACTCACACAGTTCATTTGCGATTGGTCATGACCGCAGCGCAGACGAAGACCTCAATAGACTATCGGGTCTAAAGGACTTAATCAAGACGCCCCCGTCCAACATCATGATACCCAATAAAGAGGAACTTTATGATTTCCTAGAGACTTTCGCTGGGCCATTCAAGAGAACTGTTAATATCAATATGTGTGGATTTGTATTGGATGAGGAGTTTGTTGAACTTGCGAAAGAATACAATGTTCATTTTCAGTCACATTTCGGTACTATTGATACCGCTATCCCACTTTTTATAAACCGTGTGGGAAAAGACTCTACAATTATCCCTAATGGTCTGGGGGTGTTGGCCGATGATTTCTACAAGACCACCCTAGAAAATGGTCGTATGAAGGTAGAACACGAGTGGTGGAACGAACCTCGTTATATTGAGGACGATATAGAACTAATAGACGGACAATATGTATTACACCCGAAACCAAGAAATAATGTAGAATTGCCCGAAGGATTTGACATCACGCCTTTCTTCCAAGACACTAAAATCAACTACGAACAACTACGTGGCCACCTAAAAATAATTTAAAAAAAGTGTTGCCAAACCTTGCTGTTGTTGTTATAATAAGTACATAAAGTGAGAAAAGGAAATGATTATGTTTAAAGAATTTATTGAGTATGTTAACGGGTTTTACGGTAAAGGCGGTATCTACGCCAAGGAAGACTACGCAACTATTCCCCAAATCCAAGCTGCGACTGAAGCGTATATCAACAGGTTGACTGAGACAGTCACTTGGGGTGGTGGCGACAGTCTTGATAGAGAGAGGGTTGGTCAAATCCTTGTGGATGAAATGAGTGTGAAACTTTATTGAAAAAAGTGTTGCCAAAAGTTGCTGTTGTTGTTATAATAAGTACATAAACTAAAGAAAGGAAAGAAATTATGGCGTTTGTATCTCAAGAAGAAAAGAAAGCCCTTGCTGTTGAAGTCAAGAAAGTCTGCAAAAAGTATGGGTTCAAAGTGAGTCTGAGTGTCAGACATCACAGTACTTTGGTCGCAAAGGTCAAAGGTGCGAAACAAATCCTTGAGGGGTACTGTGCAGAACAGATGACCCCTTTTAAGGTTGCCAAGAGGGAGTTCAACGGTTACAATAACTTCTCTCCCGAAGCAGTTATGGAAGAGTCTGCGAAGTGGGGTCACGATGTGAACCTTTACTGGTTTGAAGAGAACTACTGTCCTACTGGGGTGAAGTTCTTAAAAGAACTAAAGGCGGCGATGGAAGGGCCTGAGTTCTTCTGTGAAGATGATGCAATGACTGACTACTTTCACAGAAGTCACTACACTGACGTTAACCTGTACGCATAATGGAACAGTTTAAGGAATGATATATAATGGGTATGAGTGAGAAAGAAATTCTCAAGAAAAAAGGTGCGATTGCGATTGAGGAATATATTGCAATCGCACAAAAAAGACTTGAAGAAGCTAAATTAAACAAGGACGAAGAAGGAGTCGCAGTTGCGACTTATCTCGTTGCAGAATATGAACAGATGTTGGAAGAATTTGTTAAATATTATGCTAAGTAGAGAACCTTCCGAGTATATATAATATTATAAGAGGAAACTATGCAAAAAGAAGTGTTTGAAATCTTCGAAGATTTCACTAAATTGAAAGCAAGAAAAGATAAGATTGCTTTCCTACAACAACAGGGTAACGAAATTCCCGCTATTAAAGATGTCCTTCGAGGTGCATTCGATGACCGTCTCAAGTTTGTCTTACCCGAAGGCAAACCACCCTATACCCCAAATAGACCCGAAAGTGTCCCGTCAACTTTACGTAATCTTCACCGACAATTTGGTGACTACGTTGAAGGAGCTAGGTCTAAAGAGATGGGTCAAATTAGGTTAGAAACAAGATTCATTCAGATGTTAGAAAGTATCCATGCTGAGGATGCACTAATAGTTCTGGATATGGTGGCAAAGAAACCACCAGTCAAAGGTTTGACAAAAAAGATTGTAGAAGAGGCATTCCCTAATTTACTTTCTTAACTTCGTTATGTTTCTTTTAATAACAAGGAGCGCAACATATGCCAAGAAACCAAATAGAGCGATTGAAGAATGATAGCAGAGAACTTGACAATTACATCCACCGTCTCAAGAAAAAGGGAAGAGACAACCTTGCTCACAAGTTAGCTGTTAAAAAATCATTACTTAATCAAACTATTGCCGAATATGAAAATTCAAATTCACTTCTAGCATAAAAGGTAGGTGGTAATTATCTCGGAGGGGGTGCTGGTCACCCCCTTTCGTCATTTGGAAATAAATTATGTTATTGACTATGTTAAAATCTAAAATCCACGGTGCAATCGTCACCGAATGTGACCTTCGTTACGAAGGGTCTATTGCAATCGATGAAGATTGGATGGACGATGTCGGAATACTCCCCAACGAACAAGTAGATGTTGTCAACCTAAATACAGGTGGACGATGGACTACTTACGCTATTCCCGCAAGACGGGGCAGTGGTTGGATAGGTGTCAATGGTGCGGGTGCAAGACTGGCGGTCGAAGAAGACGAAGTTATCATCATGGCATATTGTCAAACATCTCAACTGAAAGCAAGATGGTTAAAACCCAAAATTATAACTGATGAGGAAATGTACAAATAATGCCGTTATATACAATCATTAATGACAAGAACGGAGAAACCGAAGACCTAATGTGTTCGTATGATTCTCTACAGGAGAAACTGGAAGACTTGGGAGAGGACTGGAGACAACAAGTGGGCGCTCCAAATCTTATTACTCATACAGGTAGTGTGATTAGTAAAACTTCGGGGGACTGGCAAAACTTAATGACTAAAATTAACAAAGGTTCTGGAAGAGGGAATACCGTCAAATCATGACTATGAAACGTCTCAAAATAGACCACTTACTAACATACCAAGCGATTACCGAAAACCAAGGGCTTGCATACGAAGCATTCAAGGAAGGAGACCACCTCGTTCTTTGTGGTTCTGCTGGTACAGGTAAAACCTTTGTAGGTATGTACCTTGCACTACAAGATGTCATGGATAAATCTTATGACCAAGACAAACTTGTTATTGTAAGAAGTGTAGTCCCTACCAGAGAGATGGGTTATCTGCCAGGCTCTGTGGAAGAAAAGATTGATGCTTATGTTGCACCTTATCGTGCAATCGCAACCGAACTATTCAACGAGAAGACTGCATACGAGAACCTAGAACAACAAGGTCATATTGAATTTGTGTCTACATCGTTTATTCGTGGCACAACTTTAGATGACTGTATTGTACTTGTGGATGAGATGCAGAACCTCACCTTCCACGAATTAGATAGTATCATTACAAGGGTGGGACGTAACAGTCGTATTATCTTCTCTGGTGATTATTATCAGTCTGACCTCAAGTCGAGTTCAGACAAAAAGGGTATCCTTGACTTCATGAACATCATAGAAGTCATGAATAATTTTACAACCGTAGAATTTGGATGGGCAGATATCGTCCGTTCAGACTTTGTTAGAGACTATATAATGACAAAGGAAATGGTTGAAAGAGGAAACATAAAATGAAATTAAGCAAAAACTTTTCACTCAAAGAGTTTACAAGGTCAATGACCGCAACTCGTTTGGGTATTGATAACACACCTGAAGGCGAACACTTAACGGCTGCAAAAGAATTATTCACTAATGTGATTCAACCAGTGAGAGACAAATTTGGTATCACTCGAATCACTTCGGGTTATCGTTCACCAGCACTAAACGAAGCAATCGGTGGTTCTACAAAGTCACAACACTGTAAGGGTCAAGCTGTTGACTTTGAATGTGACAGGGCAGATAACCTAGTAGTTACACAGTGGATTAGGGACAATTTAAAATTTGACCAACTCATCTCGGAGTTCTATGAAGCAGGTGACCCAACATCTGGTT